GAGCGATCATGGGAACCACCCGGACAGAGAAAACCGCGATTAATGCCATTGTTGCATCTGCAGCTAATTAATCACCAACAAGAGGACACAACAATGAACACCGAAACTCACAAAGTGCTCGAAGAATGCCCCGTAGAGGGGCTCATCGAATGGACAGGTATTAGTTGCAGGGAGTGCGGCGGAAAAGGGTTCGTCAGCATTCCGGGCTTCTATGACGGAGAGGCTATCTGTGAAGGATGCCTTGGAGACAAAATCGTTTGGCAGGCTGTCTTCCTAGACAGCGAAGAAGGGAGAGCATAGACATGGCACATCGCGGAGTTGGTACGAAAGCAACAGGTCCTCGCGGACGACAAATGGCTCGAGCATCTTGGGCTCGTATTGATCGGGCAGTCGAGAAGGCTTCTCGTCGTCAAGGAAAGGCAGCGTGCGAGGAAGGTCGTAGAGACGCAACACTAGAGAAAGGTGGACACGATGGATAAGCAGAAGAAACGATCCGTAGGAAGACCGCAGAAGAGCAAGGATGAGCTTCGGGTTCAGGTTGGGTTCAAGCTCTCGGCACGAGAGAAGAGAATCGCTCTGAAGAAAGCGGAGAAGGCTGGGCTGAACTTTTCGGAGTACATCCGGTCGAGGATATTGTAGATCCTCCGCTAGCTTAGGGGCTAGCCTCGACGGTGACCTTGATGTCTACAAACCCCTTCCGCGAACACCTAACGTCCTTCTCCTCGAAAGAGAAGAGGCTATAGCCGGAATCAAACAGGGTGGTTAGTGCAGCGTCTCGGAGGCTATCTCTGGACAACTGGTCCCCACACTTGGGGGAGATGACAAGATTGACCCTAATCTCCGGCCTCTCGGCCTCCACCCCAAGGACAAAACACGCACCGTCGTCAACCCGGCATCCCTCGACCTTCCACCGTGGATCGTTGAAGGGGATGCACGGGGGGGCGGCAGGGATGTGACACTCGGACTCCATAACCAACTTAGTGACGACCGGACTTGCCTCTTCGCTTGGCGACTGAGTTAGCGCTAGGACTAGGATCCCCCAGCGAAGCATTAGACCGGAGCGTCGTCTTGAAGATCGCGGACTGCCTTCTGGAGTCTCTTGACCTTCCGCTCGATGTCCTCCGAGTCGAAGTCGTCCCCGATGACAACCAGACGCTTCTCAATCGACGCGACCCTTGCCCTTGTCTCTTCCAATGAGGCTTCGATCTGCGTGTAGACAGCCTGACATGATGGAGGTGGACTAGAGCCGGCCCCAGCCACATCACGCTGCATCTCAAGCTTCTTAAGCTCAAGCTCGTGCTTCTGCTCTGCTCGCTCAGAGTAGAAAGACCAAGCCTTCTTTCCTCCGAGGACAGCTAGCAGAGCCAAGATGATGGCGACGATGGGAGCGTACTCACCACCTAGGCTGGTCGCTGCGTCTGCCGCTTGTTCAATGTCTGCGGAGACTGGGATCTCCTCAACGGTCTCGACCTCTTTTTCTTCCATCGTCCTATCCTTCCTCTTCCTCTTTCTCAGTATTCGGTCAGCTTCGCGCTCACTTGGGGCTTCGCTGTAGATCCGAATCGTAGAACCCGTCTCCAGACTACAATCTCGGATACTGTGAGTCTCGCGCTCATAGCGGACCTCTCCCTTGCCGAGTACGATAGCCCGACTTCCTTTCTGGAGCGTGCAATCAGGCAAGGAAGACCCTAGGCCAAGAGCCTACTTCGGCCTAAAGATCAGACCCTCGATCAGTGCGATCCAGAAGTTGATCACTTGACGGTCGATTCAAGCCTGGAGATGCGCCTCTGCAGTCGGTAGCGAGCTGCCTTAGCCATCTTCGGTCCTCGCTCCTCGAGCCTCTGCTTAAGCTTGTCGAGACGCTTTCCTCGAAGCTTTTCCTTGCGGGCTACGCTTCGATAGATCCCCATCGCAGCTAGGGCAACGAAGAAGATCACAACACCGTCCAGAGCCTCAAGTACGGGGTCAGGAAGATTGATCTGCTTGTCTAGTCGGTAGGCAAGCTCTGCACAGTAGGCCGCATCCTGCTCAAAGTGGTTCAGTCCTTCGACCTCTGGGGAAAGGTCAGAGATGACATCGACAAGCATTCCCATCACTGGGCCTGAGTGTGCGTTTAGGAAGTCTGCAGCCTCCTGTCGCTTTTCGATGCGACGGTCCTTACTGCTCATCGCTAGCCTCCTTCACTTCTTCAACGACCTCTGCAACCTTCCGGCCCGACTTGATCACTTCAGCGGTGTCGATCAGACCCTGAGCTCCGACCATCGAGAGCACCATCGTGACGATAGCGTTAAGAGACTCATCGGTAAGGTCTAAGCCTGCGAGGCTAGTGCCGGCAACAATCGTTACAGCAAAGACAGTGAGAATTAGCTTTCGACTAAGGAACTTTTCCATATTTATCCTAGGGGGCAGTGATTGATTGCCAGCATAGCAACTAAAATAAAGCCAATGGCAGTCAGTGTCAGGATGTCGTCCTGCTCGTCCCACTCACGCATAAAGTCGAGCTCAGAACCACTGATCGAGGAGGGTGTACGTGAACGCTTTCTTCCACGTAGGGTGAGTCTCGATCTGCTTGTTCACCAGCGACATCATGTCGCGAAATCCAGTGGTCGTAGCGTGGACCTGGCATCCGGCGCTCCACTTTCCAACGTCAGAGTCCTCGTCCCGGTCCCTTGTCTGGTCGTAAGGGGTGCTTGACGAAGCATGGATGTTGATGCCGAAGTAGCCGCTCTCGGTCTCAAGGTCCTCATCGAGAACCCGGTCAAGATCGTTATCTCTCCACACAGTTACCGGTCCAGCTCGTTGGCACAGAGCGAGGTATTTCCCTGCGTGCATGTCGATGGTGTAGACCCCAGAGTATTGGCCCGGAACGAGGATGGCTGTGCCCTTCACGTTGGCCGGATGCTCTCGGTAGTAGAGGCCAGGGTCTGTGGTGGCTGCCCAGTAGCGAACCACCCACTGCCCATCTACTTTGTAAGCACAGCCTAGAAGGTCGTCGTAGGTCCCCGAGACTCGGTCTGGGGAGCGGATCCCGAACAGGTTCAGGTTGTAGTCACCGTTGGTGAAGACCTTGAGGCCCAGAGACTGGATCCTCTCTAGAACCGGAGGTAGCACTACCCTGCCTGTACGTGGTCTGAGAGCTTTGAGATCGACTGACTCAAGTTCTCGATAGACTTTCCCAAGCTTCGAGGAGTGTAGACAAGGGGGAGGCCTTCGGCATCCTTGGCCCCTAAGACCTCGCTCATCTTCTCGCAGTTGGCGGCAGTCCTAGCCTGAGTCTCTCGGAGCATCTTGAGTTGCTCTTCAATCTCGCGGGCGCACTCGTCTCCGCTGTCGGCCTTCTCGGCACGCGCGTTGGCCTCATCTCTGCTCTTGATGTAGTCGAGGACCACCTTCAAGACCATGACGATCAAGATCCCTGTCGCACTAAGACCACCAAGTCCACCGAATTCTTCCATCATCAAGTCCAGTCTATCGGGGGTCGCTCTGGGTCAGGCTCAGTGCGTTCGATAACAACGTCACCGATCACGTTGCCGTCTTCGTCAAAGAAGCGGAAGTGGTAGTCACCATCAGAGGGAGACTTTGACATCTCGCCATAAGGATCCTCAATGCCCACCTGTGCAAGGGCGGCGGCGCGCGCGGCTACAAATTGATCAGAAGGCATTAGAGCGCTCCCTCCTCTCCAAGGGTCAACACGCGGAACTTCTTAAAGGTGTTGGTGCGAGCGGTGCCGCCGCCACCATTCCTGAAGCTCAGGAAGGCAAAAAACAAATTCGCATAGTTCACTTCACTGACATCGTTCTCGATAGCCTTGCCAGTCCAGATTCCCCCGTAGGACCGGAACCCTGTCTCTGTTAATGGCTCTTTGAGAGATGTGGCGCTCGACATCGTCACGAGGTAGCTACCCTTCATAAAGACGACCTCGTTAAAGGAGTAGAAAGAGCCCGACTTCAGCTCCTCATACCCACCCCCTTGGTAGTAGCCGAACTTATTCTTCACCGAAGTAGCGTGAAGACGGCCCAGAGAAGATACCGAGTGCCCATCGACATCAAAGACGCTACCGGCGTACCCGTTCCAGTTGTGGTCAGGCTCGCCTGATTGCTCGGTAATCCACTGAAGAGCGAACGCTTGCCCCGGACCCGCGTTTGCGTAGATCGGGTTTGTTCCCATCGTCAGCTTGCAGAAGATCCGAGGAGCGGTCAGAGCGCTCCACCAATCACTACTATTTGTGTTGCAAGTGAAGTGCATCCCCGTGGAGTTGACGCCCATCGAGGTCGCGTTGCCTGTACTCCTAGCCTCCCACCGAACACCCCCCATGTCGAAATAGGACGCATCTCCTGTGTCCTTGGCATCCCATGTTCCTTGGGTTGTGAAGTCTACCTCATAGCGGGTATCCCACGACGAAGACGCGGCAGGAGTTCCCCCCGAGCTACTGGGAGGAATTTCT